TAGTACGGGAATGGGATCATGGTTGGGTAAATTCTTCCGCCGCCCGATCGCGCAAACGATCATCAGCTACACACCGCTGACGTTTACGACGGTATCCGCTGATCTACTCGGCGTCCCCGCCATCGTGCGTGCCGTGAATCTGATCAGCACCGATTCAGCGCGGTTGGATCTCACTGTTACGCGTCGCGACGGGTCCGTAGTTGAGGACTCGCCTGCGGTCGATCTGCTCTACGGGAACACCGCTTCCTTCCTGAGTGGATATGAAATGCGTAAGTGGCTGGCGACGTCGGCTCTCTACTTCGGCAATGGCTACCTGCTCATCCGGCGCGATCTCCGCACCGGCGATCCGGTGGCTTTGGATCCGGTTGACCCGTCTGCCGTCAGCGTTGAGATTAAGGGGTCAGAAGCCCGTTACATCGTCAACAACTCGGTTGTAGATGACTCAAGTCTGATCCATGTGAGGGCCTCGACGGACCCTCGCAGTCCATGGCTCGGGGTGTCTCCTATCGACCAGTGCTCTCGCGTGCTTGGGACTCAAGCCATTCTGGACCAAGCAATCGAGGAACTGGCTAAATCCGGCTTTGTCGGAAAGCTCGCGATCGAGCACCCCGGGCCGCTGACTGCTACGGCGCGCGATTCCATGCGTACCAAGTGGGCAGAGCAACACAGCGGCGCAGACAAACTCGGCTTCCCGGCGTTCTTCGGCGAAGGCATGAAGGCATCGCAGATGGCTGCGGACGCTGCCGCTCGTTTAATGGACGCCAAGAAAATGGGTGTCGAAGAGGTGGCGCGTGCATTTGGCGTGCCTCCGCAACTGCTCTACCAGGGTGAAGGGCGCTCACAACCCGAGATCGCACAGGCGTACGTCACGCATTGCCTGGCTCCGTTCTGCGCCGGCATCGATGCCGAACTGTCCCGCAAGCTGCTCCCACCAGGTGAGCGCATGAAGACGGATCTAGTGCCCATCACGCAAGGCGATTTCCGCACCGCCGGCAAGTCTTACGCAGCGCTGGTTGGTATCGGCGTGCTGAGCCCGAACGACGCACGCGTGCGGCTCGGTCTGCCGCGCATCACTGGCCTCGATGATCCAGCACCGGTGATCTCCGGCATCACACCCGCTGCGAATCTCGCAGACGCAGAGGAAGGCGACCCACCATATGAGTGATCTCGAAACACGCCAGGCATCCATCGGCACCGTTGAAGGCAAGACCATCACCGGCTACGCCGCGCTCTACAACTCATGGAGCAAGCCGCTCATGGGTGCGAAGGGCACATTCACGGAGCGCATCGCGCCTGGTGCGTTTGACGCATCGATCGCAGCCGGTGCATCGCTGTGGTTCATGCACGATTCGAAGCAGATTCTTGCCAACACCAAGAGTGGCACGCTGGCTCTTGAATCAGACGCGCAAGGTCTGAAATACACCGCCACGCTCGGCGATTCGCAACGCGACGCAGACGTGCTCGACCTGGTGAAGCGCGGCGTAGTCAGCGAAATGTCCTTTGGATTCTCAGTTCCACCAGGTGGGGATTCGTGGGCCGGTGAGAAGCGCACGCTCAATTCAGTCAATCTTAGAGAAATTTCACTAGTCGAAGTGGGTGCCTACAACGCCACTACTTCATTCGTCAGATCACAAGAAACGCCAGTCATCACAAAGGTAATCAAGCCAATGAACATCCGCACCATGAATGCAAAGCTCGCAGAACTGCGCGCACAGAACGTCGAAGGCACTGAAGCAGAAACCCGCGCCGAAATCGTCGCACAGATCGAGGAGATCACCGAGGCACGCAACGCCGCGATGGCTGCCGCTGATGGCATCCGCGAGGCTGCGACCCCGATCCAACGCACGATGGACCGACGCGACGCAAGCGAAGAGTGGCGCGCATCGCCCGAGTACCGCGACCAGTGGCTCAACTACCTGCGCGGCGGCCGTATGCCGGAACAGCGCGCGTACATGTCCACCACTAGCCCTTCGACCAACTCGGTGCTCATCCCTAAGCTGTACACCGACGCTATGCAGCACTACGCAAATGCTGCCACAACGGTCAGGGGCTTAGTTGATTACAAGAGTGGCGTTACGGGCTACCAAACGCTGCGCTACAACGCGCTGTTCAGCACGGACGCGATTGTTAGTGCATGGACTCCATCGGACTCCGGTACGCAAGCGAGCACCGAATTCAATCCTGTCTTCGCCGAAGTTCCACTGGCACCGGCTGCGTGCTTGCCATTCACAACCGTATCGAAGCAACTGCTCTTGCAGTCCAATTTCGATCTGGAGGCCGAAGTTGCCGACAACTTGACTCGCCAGTTCGTTCGCAATAGTGATTGGGCCTTGCTAGCTGGTTTGGGAACCACCGGTACAAACGGTGTGACCACGCATCAGCCTGTCGGGATCCACACCGTGAACACTGGTTGCACAATCCGCGCGTTGACCAACCCGTCCGGTACTCAGGATCGTGCGCTCGCAGTGACCACTGCGTGCACAGTAGCGAACCTCACCCACATGCGATACACGAGTCTTCCTGCGAGCTACTGGGGATCGTCATCGTGGCTCATGTCGCAAGACGCGTACGCAAAGATCGCCGGTTTGACGATCAATGGAGTGCCCGTGTTTATCCCATCCGCTGATGCCGTGGGCCAAGCCGGAGCCGGCTTCACCCTAATGGGACTCCCAGTTTTCGTAAGTGAGTTCCTCCCGACGCATAACAGCACCGCAGGGGGCAAGAACGTCGTTCTGTCGCTGGGCAACCACCAAGAAGCCTACAGCGCACGGGAGTGGGCAGGCGCTTCAATCATGCGCGATGAAATGACCTTGGCGGCTTCCGCCCAGGTGAAGTTCCAGGGCACGATGTTCATGAACGGCAACTTCACTCGCGCGAAGGCCATCGTGCAGTGCCAAGTCACTAACGCCTAATCATCCTCTCAGCAGCGGTGGGGGCGGGTCTTCGGACCTTCCCCCCCGCCGTATAGGAAACCATGTCAGCAATACCGACGACATTAGACGACGTGCGTGCATGGTTGAAGAAGGGGCATCGAGAAGATGACCCGGCTATCGCCGCTTCATTGCGCGCGGCTGTCTCCATGTGGGAGGCTGCGACCAACCGCGGCGTGGCGCTGATGTCGGAAGAAGAGTGGATGGCTATCCGGCTGCAAGTCGGTGGCCTTGAACCGTGGCGCGGCGATGACGCCGTGACCCCCGAGCCGCACCCGTTCATCCAGACCATACGGCGGATGCACTCAGACCAATCGATCGGATGATCAACGATGGCTGGCTGTGGATTCTGGCGCGAAGTCTTTACGGTGCAAACGTCTACCCAGACGGTTGACGCACTTGGCCAGGCTGACTTGTCCTGGCTGACTGTCGGCACGGTTCGCGGCATGATCAAGCCAACGCAGCGGGAAGTGGTTGACGATCTCGGCGTGTCGATCCGGACTGACCTGGACATTGAGACAGCGTGGAGTCCGATCATCAACGCACGCAGTCGGCTCATCCTGGACGGGACGACCTACAACGTATCGAGCGTGGTGGATCCGGACAGTGGGCGTAGGAAGCGGCTTCGCGTGATCGCTACGGAGGTGACGCAATGAGGCGACATGACCGCGACATGAGTCCGATTTCAACGCCGTACCGACGGGCGGCGGTCAATTCGGGCGCGACGCAAATGCATTTGCAGGTCGACAATTCGACCGTGGCTGCGGCGCTTGGCCGGCTGAGCGCTGAACTCAATGAGAAGGCGCGCCGCACGGGCATCCGCAGGGCGCTACGTCCGTTCGTGACGGAACTTCGCGGCGTAGTCGGCACTGGACCATATCGCGGCAAGAACCTCCACCGGAAGGCAATGGCGAGCGCCGTAGGCATCGTGATCAAGCGCGGTGGGGCAGGACCCGAAGCCAAACTGATCGCGCAGCTGGGCGTGAGATACGGCAAGAAGGGCGGCAAGGCTGCGCGGGGCCGGCAGGGCGTGTTCCATTTGCTCGAGCAGGGCTACAAGCACGGCGGCAAGGGCGAGCAGAAATACACCAACTCAGCAAACCCTTCACCAGGCAAGGGCAACACCTGGTCGAAGCAGCAGGACCGCGACGCCACTGGCCGGTGGACATCACCACGGTTCCGAGTGGCACGCGGTGGCGCGCGACGCATCCCTGGTAGTGGGCGGGCGCGGTCTTGGGCACAATCGGCGATCGGACGAATCACGGATGCAATGGCACGCGAAGTTTTGGTGGAAGCCAAGAAGCTGCTGGGGGGTAAATAGTGGGCCTCCTATCTGCCATCAAATCGCTGTACCTCGCGATCAGTAGCGCCAAGACGGACGTGTCGGTTGGTCTGCGCCGTGCCGGCGATCCGACCCCGTACATCGTCTACGAGGTTACGCAGATGGATGTCGAGGTATCGATGCCATCAAAACTCGCAGGCCACTACACGATGCAGGTGACGGCCGAGTGCGTGGCGAATACAGCCATCGATGCCTGGGACGTCGCTGACGATTTACTGGCTCAGTTCAGCGGAAATGTAGTGGACAACGTTAATGACATCACACTGGTGCTGGTGGCTGTGAGCGCAAGCGCGCGGACCGACGCACCTGATGACGGACAAAGTGACGCCGAGCGCGTCGTGACTCTCGTACTAACCATCTTGGCGAAGGACATCTAATGGCTCTCATCTCAGGCTACGGCGGCGTCATCCTCTTCTCGGGCTTCACGGCATCCACCGGGATCACCATGCAAGTGAAGAGCTTTACGCTCAACATCGAGAAGGACTCGCTCGAAGTGACGGCGATCGGTGACTGGCGCAAGAAGTACGCGCCCGGACGCACCCGGATTTCCGGATCGCTGACGTTGTTCCGTCAAACTTCTACTGCGGATGACCTGTTGCGGGCTCACTTGATGCCGACTTCCTTGGCAAACAGCGTCAACGCCGTCCTAACACTCAAGTACACCGATCAGGGGAACTTCGCGTATTGGAACAGCATGGACGTATCCGGTAGTCCGGCAGCCTGGAACATCCAAATCACTTCCGCATCGTTCAGCGATGACGGCACCGGAGCCGGCACCTGGGAACTGAGCTGGGAGCAGCAGTGAGCCTCGATCCGTCAAAGGTCATTTCTTCGGCTCCGCGCACGGTTGAGATCGTCGGCATTGGGCCGGTGGTGGTCCGGCGTGCGACCCTGGCGGATATCTCATTGGCCGGCGATATGCAATTCTGGTGGACGCGCTTGTTCACGCTTCCTGATGGCTCGCCGCTGTTTGCACCTGGTGCCGACGTTGGCGCGCTCGATCACGAAGTGGCAAGCGCGCTGATTGACGAGGTGAACCGTCCCCGTTTTACAACGCCGCTACCAAGCGGCTCTACCGAAACGCAAGCCCCGAAATGAGGATGCAAATGGACGCAGGACTGGCGGAGGAACTGACCACCGATGAACGGTGCGAATACCTACTGACAATCATTGCGTCCGCTTTGACTCACAAGCGGCCTTCTGAATTGGTCCCCTGGTTGCGAAAGAAGGGCATGAACCGTGGCAGATAAGAGCATGAAGTCAGTGATCTACGCGGAAATGGATACCAGTGGTATCACGCGTGGCGTCGCAAAGACCACCGCGGAACTCGGCAAGCTCAACAAGACGGCCCGAAGCGGCGCGGCTGCCGCTGGGATCACTGCCACGCTACAGATGACGCAGATGGCGTTCCAGGGGATCTCACAAGTATTCAACGGCGTCGAGCGTCGCATGGCAGAACTGAACGGCGCGGCGCTCAAGTATTCGGGCGCTGCGATGGGCGCGCAGAACCTGGCGAACGCTGAGAAGATGAAGGCGGATATAAAGATCGGGGCTGCTGTCACGCCTGGATCGATCCAAACTTCCCAGGCTGCGGGAGACATTGCCACTGGTGCAGCGGCTCGCATCGAGCGCAATGCCGGCGGGATCAATGCAGGTATGGGCGCTACGGCCCGTTTCAGCGGCAACCTGACAGCAACCACCAATATGCTTCTCGAGTCTGCGGCTACGGGGATCGCAGCTGTAGAGCAGTTTCTAAGCGGTGACTTTGCGGGCGGCTCTACAACTGCCGGCGCAGCGGTTGGGCAACTGGGTGAACTCGGGAACGCGCAGAACTTCGCCTACCAGAACCAAGCACCGGGACGCGGCATGGCCGGCTCGGAAGAATATCTGCGGCAGATTGCTGGCAGCCTGAAATCGGGGGCACAGTAATGGGATACGGAATAATTGAGATCAAAGACTCCCGCCAGTGGAACTTCGAGAACGTCGATGAAACCACGCTGACGGCGGTCTACTTGGCGTACTGGGAGCCGGACACTGTTGGCCAGGCATACCCTGGAGATGGTTTGGTGCTGACGCAGACCGGGATGCCGATGGTGCAGACCAGACCGGCAGCTGCGATTCACACCGCTCCACCGGCGGCCATGAATACGTTTATCGCTGATCTTGTGTGTCGTTCGGTGAATGCCGTTCCGGAACCGTCAGTTCCATACACCTGGCGAGTGACCGCGGTTTACTCAACGATGAGCCCGGTCGACGCGACCAAACAGGGCTACGGAGCCAAGCACACACTAGCGATCAGCGGAAGGCAATACGCCGAGTATCGCACCGGTGTAACACTTCCAACCAATGGCACTGTTACATGGCCGCCATCCGCCGACATTGGTGGCACTCGGATCGATCTGAACGGCGCGCCACGTGCTAAGGAACTACCGCAGATCACCAGGCAGCTGGAGTACAAGTGGGACCGGACGCCGCTAATCTCGACCACCACGCCAGTCGATCCGCCATTCCAGACGTTCTTTGACGCTATTAACAAGCGAAACAGCGTCGCGTTTATGGATGCGTCAATCGGAACCATGCTCTACAAGGGCTGCTCTGCGACGCTGGACCGTGAGATCTGGCGGCTAGTTCATACCTGGGTGTTCGATTCGTTCTATCACGTCGAGCAGATGCCGGTCCCAAACCCAACCGGGCAGCCGATTCTGTTGCCTGGTGTAAGCGTCGCTGGACAGCAAGTCATGCAATGCGACAAGGTGGCTTGGTATCAGCGCTACCCAAGCACAATGGATTTCAATACTTCTTTCCTGCCCACCACCATTCAAGGCGATTTCATCAAGGCTTATCCGCCGATGCTGCACTAATGTCCTACTCCCAACCACTGTTTCACGGCGGTATGTACGGCAAGGCGAATGCCGTGGTGTGCAATGGTTGGCAGGCTGCCGCGAACGCTACGAGCCGCTACGGCGAAGCGATGGTGTGGGCGAATCAGCAAGTCATCAAGGGACAGATAGTCACGCAGGGGCTTTGCGAAGTGACAAGCGCCACCCTGATCGTGGGTGCGTCCAATCGGTGGAACTACACGATCAAACTGTGGACGCCCGCCGGCGTGCTTGGCACTGGCATCACCTTGAGCGCCACGGATTCCCGGTTCAGCTACACGAACTGCCGCAACATCCGCGAGGAACACAACACCGCTACTGAGGTGGACGGCATGAGCCTGAGCAGTCCGCCGGCGACCATTGGGCCTGTGGGCAGTCACTTTGCCGGCAGCACCTGGCAGACCAACGGCCTGGAAGCAAAGGTCCTGGTGTATGTGGTCTACGACTCATTCGGCAAGGCGTACCCCTTCTTTGATCGACCAAACCCTATCCGGTGCACCTAATGCCAAACCTAGACCTAGCGCTTTCATATCCAGGAGTCGTAATCGTCCCAGGCGAAGAGTGGTCACTTGCCGGGACGATCCAGACTGAAGGTACTTCCACGGCCTTTGATTACACGGGCTACAACGTCCGGTGCGACGTGTCAGTGGGTTCCTACGCACTGGCAAGTACCGGCACAGTGACTGGCACTGCCGCATCGGGCACGTTCGTCCTGACGCTTTCCGCGACCGCTACCGACCTCTACCCATCCAACTCGTGGGGCACGCTAGTGATTCATTTACACAACTCGACTACGCCGTCACTGAACAAACACGTAGCCACGATCGGCTTTCGAACTTCAGCGGAGACCATCTGACCATGTTTACTTCCATGTTTCGCAAGGCGATGCTCGGCGACACCGCGCTGCTCTCACTAGACTTCACCGCTGGCACTGTGCCGACTGCCGTGACGTTTACACGCGCAGATTCCACGGCGCGCGCGACCTACATCGATGCCAGTGGATACGTGAAGACTGTTGCCAGTGCTGGCGCTGCGCGATTCGATTACACGGGCGGCGTGGCGAAGGGATTGCTGATTGAGGCGGCTGCTACCAATCTTTGCGCGTACAGCAACCAATTCAGCAACGCGGAATGGACCAAGGACGGGGCACAAACTGGAGGTTTCGATCCCACAGTTGATGGCTCCTATTCGGCAACAGGTCCAGATGGTGCAACAACGGTATCGCGAATAGTTTTTAATAAAACTAATGGAGCGTTCTCGCGCATCCGTCGAGCGATAAGCGTTTCAAACGGGGCGTACATCATGTCCGTTTGGATGAAAGCAAACACGGCTGCTGGCGCTCCAAGCAGTCAAGCCGTTGTTCTGAGGATGGGATCTAGTGCAGGTGTTGACTGTGCAGTGACTACCACATGGCAACGCTTTACCCACACATTTACTGTGGCTGACGGTAGTGCAGAGTTTCAAATCATGCTTTGGGACAATGTAAACGGTCCAGCGGAAACCGCAGATGTACTTGTCTACGGCGCACAGACGGAGAGCGGTTCTACCGCCACTTCTTACATCCCTACCGGAGTCTCTTCACTCACTCGCCTAGCCGACGATGCCGTGATTCGCAGCACCGCCTGGACATCGCTCTACGCGCAACCAGGCGCAATGGTGGTGGAGTTCTACCGCGGTGCGTACGGTGCTGGTGATCGATCAGTACTAGCGACCGATCCAACGGCCGCACGGCATTGGCATCTAAAGCAAGCAAACGCCAGTGCCACGGCGCAGATCGCTTTCAGTGCGGGTTCACCAGTAACGCAGACGGGACTGACTTCGGGGCTAAACAAGGTGGCGATCGCTTGGAACGCGCCCACGCCTACGGCATCGTTCGACCTGTGCGTGAACGGTGCTACGCCGACATTCGGCGGCAGCAATGTGGGCACCACGCTATCGACCTGGCTAACCCTTGGCTCCCAATCGACCACGGGCGTGAGCGGTTCCGGTACGTGGAATGGCTACCTAAACAACTCCATTAAGAGCGTGAAGTACTACAGCGCCTTGACCTACGCAGAGATGCAGGCGAAGACCACATGACCAACTACTACCTACGCACTACCACACTGGCGCAGATGAACACGGCGCTCGCGTTAATCCCTGAGCCGCGTTACATCGACATCATCGGCACCATCGGTGCTGTGCTCGATATGGACGGCGTGGAGATCACTCCGGCAGACTTGCGTATCCATGCCAACGTGCGGTGCGAGACAATCGCGCCGGCGCTCCTTGCCACGCTCCCAACCTGTCTACCGGCTACGCCGCGCAGGGAGTTCGTCTGATCTACCTTGCCGTCATCGTCGCTTGCCTATTGACCGGCTGCGCATCGCAGACGGCGATGATCTCACAGGCAGCCACATCGAGCGCGGCCAGTGCTGCGCTGGCACGTGCGTACCTGGTGCGGGCAAGCGCCGAACTAGACAGCATTGAGGCGCAAGCCAACGCGGTGCACCAAGCCATCCCGTATGTCAGCGATGACACCCATCCGATCTTCAGTACGCTGACCTACATGAGCATCGGCGCATCGGTGCTCGTTGTCGGTGCACTGATCTACATGTACATACCACGGAGATAAGGAATGCTGACTACAACCCAATACACGATCTGGATGGTGGCGCTACTCGTAGTCACGTTTGCGGGTGGATGCTCAGTCG